GGGTCTTATGTTCCAGGTAGAGCGTGAAGCTAACCAGATCGCTAAGGGCACCAGACGTGGTAAGGGTAACATCATTATCTGTTCTTCAGACGTTGCGTCTGCACTTCAGATGGCTGGTGTACTCGACTATGCTCCTGCTCTTAACTCGAACAACCTCAACGTTGACGACACAGGCAACACATTCGCAGGCGTTCTAAACGGTCGCCTACGCGTTTACATCGATCCATATGCTGGTAACAACTACATGGTCGTAGGTTACAAGGGCTCGTCATCCTTTGACGCAGGTCTCTTCTACTGCCCATATGTTCCACTACAAATGGTTCGTGCAGTCAATGCAGACACCTTCCAGCCAAAGATCGGCTTCAAGACACGCTACGGCATGGTCGCGAACCCATTTGCTGAAGGTACAAACGAAGGTCTTGGCCGTATCGCTCAGGACAGCAACAAGTACTATCGTCGTCTGGTTGTTAACAATCTCATGTAAGAGATATAATAACAATAATAAATATAAAACTGAGAGGGGGCTTCGGTCCCCTCTCTTTTTATGTGGTATAAATATTTGTATATTGCAATATGCTTATACATGTATTGAGGATTATAGTCAACATGCCAATTACTCCTGAAGCCAGTAATTTATCACTAATTAATTATAAATTTAAGCTAAGTGCGACACCTAACGTTGAGTATAGAGTGCAGAGCGCACAGCTGCCTGGTATAACTCTAGGAACCGCTACGATACAATCCCCATTCTCTCCTATCCGACTATCTGGAAACGTGACGTATGACGAACTCGCCTTAACGTTCTTGGTAGGTGAGAATATGAGAGACTATATGGAAATCTATAACTGGATTATGAAACTAGGCTATCCAGAAGATCTCAAGCAGTATGACGGCCAGCAGTATGAGGCTAGTCTGATGATACTCAATAGCACCTTCCAGCCAATCTATAAATTTAATTTTACCAACGTCATACCTACCTCGTTGTCTTCATTATCGTTTGATAGTACGCTACAGGATGTGCAGTACGCTCAGGCTTCCATATCAATGTCATTTACTACCATGAGAGTGGAAGATTTAAGTTGACCTATCATTTAAATTAAAGTATAGGTTAAACTTGGATAAAATGTAATGGTGACTAGTGAAGATAGATTCTATATTTGATATGTGGGAACAGGATAGTGTTGTTGATCGCCAACAGCTCGATACGGAGGCTCTAAAGCTATCCACCCTCCACCACAAATACTATAAAGTATACACGCATGAGCGTCTCTTATTAAGAAAATATGAAGCAGATCTTAAGGTATTGAAGCTCGAGAAGTATGAGTTTTACACCCAGGGTCCTACAAAAGAAACCCATGAAAAAGGTTGGCAACTGCCGCCTATGGGAAAGATCTTGAAGGCAGATGCATCAACATACGTAGATGCAGATAAGGATATTATCGAGCTTTCACTAAAGATTGGTATTCAGCACGAAAAGATTGACCTACTTGAGTCAATAATCAAAAACATTATGAACAGAGGATTTCAGATAAAGTCAGCGATAGATTTTATTAGGTTTCAAAGCGGGGTATGATGAGCGACGTACATTTAGAATATGTAAATGCAGCACACGTCAGGATTCGATCAGATCCTGGTGTCCTTATGGAATTGTCCGAACACTTTACATATTTTAAAGAAAACTACAAGTTCCATCCAAAGTATAAGGCCAGAGTGTGGGACGGTAAGATACGTCTAATCAATAGACTGACAGGTATATGCTATGCAGGGCTAGCGCAACGCATCCAACAGTTTTGTAAAAACAACGACTACACCTTTTCGTTTGACGAACAGCTGTTTTATGATAACGTTTCTGTCAAAGAAGTTAATGATCATCTCGATACGCTCAACCTACCAGAGTGGCTAGATCGTAGAGAATATCAGATTGAAGCTCTGGTTAAATGTCTTAGATCACGTAGACGTACACTAATATCCCCAACCTCTTCTGGTAAGTCGTTCATGATTTACGCACTGGCTACCTGGTATAAGAGAAAGACCCTCATAATTGTTCCTAACGTCGGTCTTGTGGCTCAGTTTAAATCAGATATTGAGTCATATGGGTTTAAGGGTGTAATTGATACCTCTATGGGTGGGCTACTCAAAGATAATGATATTCCAGCTGATATTGTTATCTCTACATGGCAGTCGTTGGATAACGGTAAGCGCAGTATGCCTAAGCAATGGTTTAATCAGTTTGGCGTTGTGTTTGGTGACGAAGCTCATGGAGCCAAGGCAGATACGCTAATCAAGATCTTGACGAGTATGGAAAACACTCACTATAGATTTGGCACAACCGGAACGCTAGACGATAATAACCTTAACCGAGCTACTATCGAAGGTCTGTTTGGTCCTCAGTACAAATCAACTACTACAAAAACGTTGATGGAACAGGGCTATGTGACACCGTTGAAAATTAAGTGCATTGTGCTCAAATATCCTGAGAAGGTACGGAAAGAGTTTCACCAGCGGGATCCTAACACAAAAAAGAAGAAAACATATCCAGAAGAAGTAGATTTCTTAGTGGATTATGCTCCTCGTAACAACTTCATCAAGAACCTGACTCTATCACTGGATGGTAACAAGCTCGTGTTCTTTAAAAAGATCGAGCACGGTAATTCTATTACGGCCACTATTACTGCCGCAGCCACCGACAATGACAAGGTATTCTATATCGATGGATCCGTCAAGGGTAGTCAGCGAGAAGAGATACGAAAGGCTATTGAGGACGAAGAGAGAGCTATATTGATTGCGTCTCTTGGAACTACGTCGACTGGGGTATCGATAAATAAGTTACACCACATGATTGCTGCTGCACCACAGAAATCCAAGATCAAGGTATTGCAGTCAATCGGTCGTATGTTAAGACAGCACGATACAAAACAAGAAGCTGTGCTATACGATATAGTGGATGACATTCAATACGGCTCTACAAAAAACTTTACTCTTCAACACTTCGAAGAGCGAGCTAAGATATATGATCAAGAGCATTTCGATTACAAAATATATAACGTGAGTTTAAAATAATGATCACAGTTGTTAAAGTAAACAATGGGGATGAGTTTATAGGTACGCTAAAGGAAGTAGATGGCTACATGATTATAAACAAACCTATGCATATTGTTAAAATATCTGACGGTGCTATGCATCTAAGAGACACACTAATGTTAAGTGATGACACAGATATATTGTTGCCAAGTGCATCTGTGCTAACCACATATACTCCTATAGACGAACTCAAAGAGTATTATACTAAAGCATATTACTATGCAAAAACATACACTAAGCAACTCGTCGTCAGTCAAATACAGATGTCCATCTCAGATATGGAACAAATGATACGAGAAGACGAAAAACATTACAAGAACCTAGCTACTAAAACTGGCAACACGATTCAATAAGGTATACACATGGCTAACCACTACGTAGATAATAAAAAACTATACACTGAAATGATTAAGTATATTAATGAGTATAGGTACAACAAAGAGCATGGACTCGAACCACCGAGAGTGAGTGAATATATTGGCCAGTGTATATGGTTGATTGCTAACAGGTTGTCAACGAATCGTAATTTCGTTGGTTATACTTACCGAGAAGAAATGATCGGGGATGCTATTGAGAACTGTTTGAGATATATACATAACTTTGATCCTGACAAATCAAAGAATCCTTTTGCTTACTTTACTCAGATCATGTCGTTTGCGTTTATACGCCGCATTGATAAGGAGAAGAAGCAATCGTATATTAAGTACAAAGCCATCGAAAACTCGATGGTACTGAATGCACTAGTTGATATGCCACCTGACGACCAGACTCACTTCCAGGCTGTTATAACTGCTCTGGACGTAGATAAGTTAGCAGGACTGACAGACAAGTATGGTGTAAAACCAACTGTAAAGAAGCCTCCAAAGAAGAGAGGCATCGAAAAATTTATTGGAGATGAAGATGAGCAGATTTAATTCTGTGCCAATCATCGTACAACAGATAGTAGAGGATGTACAATCAAGTACCACGCCTACAAATGTAAAATACAATAAAGTTGTTGTATTAGAAACGATTAGGGACTATTGTGATAAGGCTCTAAAGGACTATGCGAGACAAGAGTCAAAGAAAGGACTCAACTCGTTTCGTAAGTAAGGATATATTATGAAAATCTGTTTGCTTGGTGACACGCACTTTGGGGCGCGGAATGACAATTCCGCGTTCCACGATTATTTTGAGAAGTTCTATACAGAAATACTATTCCCATATCTTGTAGAAAACAACATTGATACTGTTGTACAGTTCGGGGATCTGTTCGATCGCCGTAAGTATATCAACTTCTCTACCCTAGCCAAATCACGTAGCTACTTCTTTGATCCGCTCAAGGAACTAGACATTACCGGACATTTCTTTGTCGGTAACCACGATACGTTCTATAAGAATACTAACGAGGTAAACTCACCAGAACTACTTCTAAGAGAGTATAATAACGTTCATGTATACAGCGAGCCATACGATATCTGGCTCGATAATACTAAGATTACTTTGCTGCCATGGGTATGCTCGGCTAATTATGAACAATGCATGCATCATATTAAAGAAACAAGCGCACAGATCCTATTCGGACATCTAGAGCTAGCTGGCTTTGAGATGCATCGTGGTGCTGTAAATGATCACGGCCAGTTTGATACAAACCTCCTGTCGAAGTTTGACGTTGTGTGCTCAGGCCACTTCCACCACAAGTCATCACGTGGTAACATTCACTATCTAGGCACGCCCTATGAGATGTCTTGGTCAGATTATAACGACCCACGTGGCTTCCATATCTTCGATACAGATACACGTGAGCTGGAATTTATTAGAAATCCGTTCACTATGTTTCAGAAGTGGTTCTATGACGACACCGATTGGTCTACGTTCGAATCAATTGAGAACCTACCCTTCCCAGATGCAAAGGGAGCGATGGTCAAGGTTGTTGTTAAAAATAAAACTAACCCTTATTGGTTTGACGTGTATGTTGATAAGCTGCAGAAGGCTGGAGCTGTAGATATTCAGGTTGTAGAAGATCACCTCAACCTCAACCTGGAAGACGATAGCGACATTGTTGACGAAGCAGAAGATACACTTACTATCTTGCGTAAGGTAGTTGATAGTGTAGAGACCAATGTTCCTAAAAAAGATCTTGACCTTTTTCTTACTTCGTTGTATAACGAAGCATTACATCAGGAGTAAACATGAAGTTTGAAGATTGGTTATACGAAACTGAGAACCACTCCCTGAGGTTAGAGCGCCTATACGAAGATCTCAATGAATATCAAGGGGATAATGTTTCGATCATTATCAAGTGGCTCCTGGCTGCTTATCAAGTTGGGCATGATCACGCTATGGGAAACCTTTTGGATGATGGTAAATGATTATATTTAAGAAACTACGTTATCAAAATTTACTCTCAACAGGTAAA